TGGCTTGTTAAACATCAGGAAGAAATTGAGAAAATGCTTACAAAACCTAAGGTAACAAAGATTAAAGAAGAAAAAGCATACTCTATAGCAGGAGTGCCCGAATTTCAGAAAGAATACGTCAAAGATTTGCTTAGTGGAAAATTAAAGGATAATTAGGAGGTGTGATATGGACTTTTTAAGAGATGAAGCGTTTGAAAGAAAAGAAAAAGAACTTTTAAAACTTGTAAAAGATGCTGTTGAATTTAGGAGTGCTCAAAGAGATAGTGAGTATATTAATAATATGGCACACTATGAGGGGCTTCAGTGGAATCTAGCTGAGAATAAAGTAGACTCACCATTCTTACTTAGAAGTGACATTAACCATTTAAAAGATGCTGTTGATATTCGTTTAGGTAGTTTATGCTCTGAGAAATATTGGGGAGAACTTAAACCACTTAGTCCGAATGATGTTCAGCATATAGAAGACTTAAATACACTTTATAAAAATGAGTGGAATAGACTAAATGCTGATGATTTTGTTGAATATGTTGTAAAATATGGTGCGATTTGTGACAATGGATATGTGTTTATAAACTATGACCCATCCAAAATAGTTGGTGGTACTGGTTATAAAAGGGAAGGAGTCATCACTTTAGAAGGGCTAGAGACAAGTAATGTGTACCTAGACCCTACTGCAAGTAATATTAATGACTGTGAATATATTGTTGTAAAGTCTAAAAAATCTAAAATGTGGATTAAAAAGAATAAACCACAGTGGCTTAGTATATTTGAAAGACTAAATATAAAACCTAGTGATAATCCATCAAGTGAAAACGGAGATATTTTTGTTGGAAGAAACTATGGAAGAACTTCTAGTGGTCAGTATGATCTTTCTACAATGTATAGAAAAGAAGTATTTGAAACAGATATAGAGGTTAAAGATGCTGAAGGTAAGGTTGTTGGAACAGATAAAGTAAATGGTATTCAGATAAAAGAGTATTTCTTTATTGAGAATCATTTAATAGATGTAAATGATGAATATCCATTTGATGAGTTCCCTGTAATACCATTCCAGTGGCAACCAGAACCTCAGAGTCCTTATGGTATTCCATTACTTAGAGGATTAACTGTACCTCAAAAAGTTGCTAACTTAATAGAAAGTGCTGCTAATAATATAGCCATGCACTACACAGTTCCTACTTGGCTTGTTAGTTCTGAAAGTGGAATTGATATTCAAAAATTTGCTAAGTTAAGTAATGCACTTGGTATGGCATGGAAAGTTGAAGGGGATGTGTCAAGAGCTGTAAAACAGATGGATCCACCTCAAATAAACGCTGACTTAATAGGAATTAAAGAGAGTTTTGTTAATAATATAAGAATGTATGCAGGCGTTACCGATCAGTATATAGGTAATATTGGTACTGCTGGTTCTACTGCTGAGGGTACAACAAGTGCTATCAATCGTGCAACAGTTGTTGATAATGCAATAATTAAACAAATCGAGAAATTTGTTGAAAAACTTTCACGTATGATTGTTAAATTTATGACAAGATATTATAAGAACCAGGATATTTATATTAGGGATACCAGTAAAGAATCAGGTGCTTATGTGTTTAAAAGCGTAAATGTAAAAGAAGATTTTGCAAATATGAATTATGAGTTTTATGTAGATCTTGCTAGTAGAAGTAAAACTGATAAGAATAGACAGTATAACTTGATGAAAGAACTATATACTATTCAGAATCAGTATAAAGAAGATAAGAAAATTATTAATGTTGCAGACCTTGTAAAAGCTGCCAACTTAGACAACTATAATGAGATGTTTAAGAGACTTAGTGATATGTCAGAAGAGGCATTTGCTGAAAAAGCTGATTTAATTGTTCAAATCATGCAAGTAGGGCAAACAATGACACCTAATGGCACACCACTTATATCTGCTGAAGACATGCAGCAAGGTATAATGGATGTACTTGATGATAATGGTGATTTGTCATTAGTTGAAAATATATTTAACACATACGAACAATATCAGACACAAGTTACTGAGCTTAATAATCAGATGGCTGCAAATGAGCAGCAAGCAACTGCAAATGAGTATGTAAACGCTGCAAATGATCAAACAGCATTAATACAGCAACTAATGCAGGGTAGAGATAATATAATGAGAAATGGCTTGCCTGAAGAAGATAATCAGCAAGCATAACAGGTGCAGACGTGCATTCCACATGGGCTATATCGTATAGTGTCGGCTACTAATAAAAGTGGTGGGTATAGTCTTGGGATACGATTGGTGAGAATCCAATCTTTTTTGATATATTTGACAATTAAAAAACTTTATGATACATTATAATTAGAGTTCATACTAACTCCCATAATACTTAGTGTCCGACCGAAAGGACCAAAAATAAGAGCGAGAAGGAGGGTATAATATGGAAAATGTATTTGACGAGGTGTTAGCAAGCACAGCTGATACTGGCGTTACTGCTGATGAAGGTGCAAGTGCAAGCACTGATACATCAGAATTAGGGTCTGAATATGACCTAGACCTATCAGAAGTTGAGGGACAAACCGAAACGAAAGAAGAGGTAAGTAGTGAGGAAGATGAATCTTTTGCACAAGAAGATACAAATCCCACTAACCAAGCATTTGCTCAAATGAGAGTACAAAATAAAGAGTACTCTAATAAAATTAATGAGTTAGATGCTATTGCTAAGGCAGCAGGACTAAATGGTGTTGATGACCTTATAGCAAAATCTAAAGAAGCTCAAATTAGAAATGAAGCTAAATCTAAAGGACTTCCTGAGGAAGTTGTAAGAGAGCTTGCCGAAATGCGTGATTTCAGGGAACAATACGAGCAAGACAAAGCAGATGCAGCTTACAGAGCTAAGGAGGCTACTTTAGTAAATCATTTACAGACTTTTATAGCTACAAATAAGCTATCACAAGATGCTGTAAACAAACTTAGTAATGATCTTTCAAAAGATGGATTTACTAATGAATACCTTATGGACTTACCACAAGGTGCATTAAACAGAATACTAGGAGCTTATACAAGTTCTGATATTCAAAAAAATTTAGAAAGAAAAGAAGCTATCAAGAATGAGTTGCCATTAAATCAAACTTCTAAGATAGACACTCAAAGTGTCAATAAACAAATTGATGACCTTGCTAAACAATGGGCTGGTCGAATTTAATTAGAAAAAGGAGTTGATATTAATGAATACATTAACAAGTATAAGAACTGCTACACCAGGACTTGCTAATGAAAAAATAGACAATAATGTCTTACTTAGAGCATTAGCATACTCTATGGCTGATCATGTTCTTTATAGTACTGGTAAAAAGCAATCAGTTAAAAGAAATGCTGGAACAAACAAAGTTCAATGGAGAGGATATAAACCACTACCAGTTGCAAATAATAGACACATAATTACTGAAGGTGTAAACCCTGATGGTATGAAAGTTGGAGCTAGAACGATTGCTGGTACAGTTGCTGTTTATGGTGCTTACATTGAAGTTACTAGACAAGTTGAATCTTATAACCTAGACCAATTATTAGTAGAATATGGACCATTAATCACTAACCATGCTGCTGAAACTCTTGAATTAATCACTCGTGATGCTATCGAAGAGGATGCTGGTGTTTACTATGTAGTACCTGCTGGAACTGCTACACCTGCTAAAACTGCAATTACTGCTAATAACATCTTAACTTTAGATGTTTGTAGATTAGTTGCAAATCAAATGAAAGTATCTCGTAGAAGAGGTCATGAGTCTACTGGATTCAGAAGATACAAAGTAGTTACTTCTGTTGAAGGTATGCAAGACTTACTAGATGATCAAAAACTATTACAAAGAGCTATGGTTCCAGGAAATACTAATAAACCAGTTATGGATAATGGTTTAGAAAGTTATGATGTTTATAACTTAAGATTTGTTGAATATAACTATCCAGTTATTGAAGCAGGAGCTGGAGCATCAGGAACTGATGTTTATCACACTTATGTATTTGGTGAAAATGCATATGCTGTTATGGATTTAGCATCTGCTGGAATTGAAATTAAAAAATTTGGTTTTGAAGCTAAAAAAGGTGACAACTTAGGACAAATTGCATCACTAGGTTGGATCACTATGGGATTTGGTGCACAAGTACTAGACCCAGTTGCTGCAACAGTAATTTATCATGCTGTGTCTAACCCATTAACTAGACCTACTGATATTTATGCTGCTCAAGACTAATTTAAATAATTAATAAGGAGGAAGATTTATATGGCGACTAAAGCTACTAAAGAAATTACCAAAGATATTGATGAAAAAAAAGTAGAACTTCCAGTTGAAGAGACTAAGGAAGAGAGCAAAGTAAACACTACTAAAAGTGTTTTCAAAGACAGTAAGAAAAGCGAAGCAGAACTTGCTACAGAGAGCATGAAAGAAAATTCTAAATTAGTAAAGATAAAGAGAGTACCATTTAAATGTGATGTTGTTTATGCAGCACTTTACCCAAATGGTTTTGAATCTACTTGTCAAGGAATTTATATTTATTTAATCTTTGATGGAAGAACTGTTGAGCTACCTGAGTTTATTGCTAACTATGTTAAAGAAAAAATTGAAAAGAAGGCTCTAAGCTTGGTGGATAAAAAAACTAGAAATGCTACTAAAAAACAAGAATATCTTGGTATGGAATATGTAGGATAGACATATAATAGAGGCTAATATTTATTAATTAGCCTCTTTTTATTTAGAAAGGAAGTGAAAGTATGAGTTTAACAGATATAGTTGAAAACTCTAATTATGTCACTGATGAGGAAATTGTTTCTGCAAATATTTTAGGTATTGCAAATACATGTATTGCTGAGGTTAATAGAAGAGTAGGAACAGCTTTACCATTTTTTGAAGAGGAAGCTTTAACAGAAGACCTTAAGACATCTTATGATGCTATTCCTGATTATTGGGTATTTGCATTATTTGAGCCTTACTGTTCTTATGCAATAATGGCTAATGATGGTGATGAAAATGCTAGAGACTTTCATTACAACAGATTCACGTCTGCTCTTAAAGATTTTAAAGATAATGGAATGGATACTATCACATCTTCTTCATACATGGGAGATGCTGTCAAGGCTACAGAGATTGATGTTAGTGATGTGACTGTTCACTGGAGTGGGTGGTTATAATGGCTACAGTACAACCATTAAGAGGTAACTCTAATAAAATATTTAGTATAAGTGCTAACTTTAATCAAGGAATAGATAAAAGAACTGCTGATGATGTATCATCTGATCAATCTTTCACAGAGCTTGTAAATTTTTATAATGCTAGTGAAGGTTATCTTTCAAAAAGACCAGGGGTATATAATTCACATATAAGCGATTTTATTAAGAAATTAGCAACAGATGACTATGACCCAACTAAGTATATTTTAGGAACAAATAAGTTTGGTGAAACCCCAGAAGTGTTAAAGTCAAGAATAGTAGACTTATACAATACTGTTTTTACAGGAACTAAAAAAGTGGGTAATGAAGTTGATGGTGTTACATTTACATTTCAAGCCGACAAAATAGTGGGCTTTCAGTTATTAAAAAATAGTTTCTTTTTGGAGGCTATGCAAGACTATGAAACTATTTTAGATGGTGACATGTCTGAGGAAGTAAGAAGTAAAACTATTGAATTTGCATGTATTATGCTTGTTGGAGGTTTTTATACCACAATACAAAATGATACAGAAAGCAGCAGAAAACCTGGATTGTATGTTTGCAGACTTGAAACTAGAATTATGTATAATGAAGCAGGACACTATGATGTTGATTTAGAAATAGATACAGTTGATTCTACTATGAATCCTTTTAAAGATTTAAATAATATATATCATTCCAGATGGGACTATAAACCTGAGGGCTATTCTGAAGGTATGGAAGACTCAACACCTGCATATACTTTAGATATTTCAAACTATAATGGGTATAGTTATGTGGCTACTGGAACAAATTATTTGTTAAAAATAGATCAAAACCCTGAAAGAAAAGTAAATGATGTTAACCATGATGGTGAAAGTAACATAATAACTAAAATTGGTGGATATGAAAATGAAAATATATACAAACCAACTGCAATAGAATTAAATCAAATAGGTTTTAATATTATGCATAGTGATCCATTAACATACTATGATAACACAGGTTCTGTAGCAAAAGTTAAAGGTGTGTTTTATAGTATATCCCAAGAAAGAAATGGTGTTAGTTATCAGCAGCCTGTTTCTAAAATTCCATACAATAAACCATTCTATATACATATAATTTATACAGGGGCAAATACTAATTTACAAAAACCTAAGTATAGACCCAACAATGGTGAGGTTGACACAGATAAAAACCCATACAAAGATTTACCAGGTGATTGGTTAGACAATACCAAAAATATATTTAGCTGCACAGGTATTGATAGTGATCAAAGCTTTGAGTTATTTATTAAAGATGGTGATGATGAATTTAGAAATTATTTTGATACAACATCTGTTCAAGAAGATAACAACACTGGTTCAATAAAAGAAATAAGCGAACTTGTATTCTCATCAACACATAGCAAAGTTATAAATAACCAGTTAGTATTATATGGTGGTCATGGATACATATTCTTTAGCGAATACGATATGTTCAATTATTTCCCTAACTATTACTATCTTTATGTAGCTAGTGAGGCAGGAGAAGAGGCTGTTACAGGAATTGTGTATTTTAGACAATATTATGCTATATTTACTAATAAACGTATTAAACGTATGACAGGTGCTTTTGGTGCTGATAACTTTGGTGTGTACCCACTTAGTGATTTTATAGGATGCCCTAATGGAAGAACTATAAGGTCTATAGGAAATAATTTGCTTTTCTTAGGTAGTGATGGTATATACAAATTAAAGCAAGGCTATTTAGGAGAGGGTACTGAGAATGTAGAAAAAGTTGATGATATTATAAATGGTGACTTGAGTTTGAATAATGTGGTGCAAGCTTTTGTTATGAATAATAACTATGTTGCTATAAAAAATGATGGAAAAACTTGGATGGTTTATAACGTATCAACAAATGCCTTTTATGAATATAACTTAGAAAGTAAAGATGGTATGGTGTATGATGGTAGAGAAATGGATACAGAAATAGCAAGTAAAACATTACCATTTTTCACAATCTTTCAAACAGGGCTCTATGATGAGCATGGAGATTTCTTAATAGTTCCTATGTATAAATACACTTATAATGATGACTACTCATCTTTTAACAGAGCTGGATTAGATATAATGTTATTTAGATTTAGTGATTTAGACTTTTTAGATGAAGGTGAGCAACATAAGGATGGGTATGGATTTATATCATTATTAGAAACACATTATATGAATATGGGGTACCCAATGCACACTAAAAAATTTAAAGAATTATTTATTAAAACCATAAACAAATCAGGAGTGGCTATTCCACTTTATGTAACTATAAAAGTTGATGACACCACAGTCATTGACCCAAGTGGATACACCATATATTATAATGAGGAAAATGATACTTACTATTATGTAGAAAAGATTGAAAGTAACTCAAAAATAGATGTAGCTAAAGCACTTGGAGAATTTACTTTAGGTTATGATAGTTTAGGTGAAAAAACAATACAACAACTTAGATTTAAAATACGTAAAAAAGGAAGGGCTATAAAGGTAAGAATTAGTGATGGTTTTAATGATTACACTAATTTATTAACAGAAGAGGTGGACCCTGTAAAAGGAATACCTGTAAGAAATAGAAATGATTATGATTTTTCAATATCTTCAATGGGAATTGTTTATAAATTAAAGAAAGTTAAGGAGGGATAATATGAGTAAAATAAGTATAAAAACAGATTTTGCTGATGGTGAAAAACTGTTTGCTCAGCAATTAAATAATAACTTTTTAGTAATTCAAGCTGGTATAAATGCTAATGAAGAAAACTTACAGCAGGTCATAGATCAAGCAATAATTGAATTAGACAATGAGCTTGAAGAAATTACAGCTAATAGAGGATGGGATTGGAATGGTGGAGACAGAGTTACTTTCTTCAAGGGAACCACCTCACAAGTGAATGCTCAAGAGATAAAAAATGGTCAAATGCTCTATAATACAGAAACAGGAGAAACAGCTTTAGATGATAATGGAAATCGTATTGTAACAGGATCAGGTAATGTTGTTACAGTTTCAAATAGTGCACCTACAAATCCTGCAACTAAAGAGTGGATAAAACCTATAATAATAAATGATGCCGAGACAGCTGAAGAATATTTCAGAGATGCTAATAATAATTGGAAGAAAATATTGTGTGAGCCTAGTGGTGATACTCTGCCAATAGGTGCAATAACACAATTTAGTGGAAGCATAGCTCCAACTAATTGGCTATTTTGTAATGGTCAAGCTATATCACGTACAGAATATTCAGAACTATTTAGCGTAATAGGAACTAATTATGGTGAAGGTGATGGGAGCACAACATTTAACTTACCTGATTTCATAGGTAGAGTGCCTGTAGGTTTGGATGCAGAGGATGTAGATTTTGATAATTTAGGTGACTTTGGAGGAGAGAAAACACATACTATTAGTATATTAGAACTACCAAGAGGTGTTGTGTATGATGAAGAAAAAAGTAGTGGTGAATATACACATTATGCTGATGGTGGTTCTAGAGGTTATAAAGTAACTAAAAATACTAATCAACCATATAACATCATGCAGCCTTACTTAGTTACTAATTTTATTATAAAAGCAAAGCAAAGTGTAGGTATTGTTGGAACAGTAACAAATGATATGACTAATCAAAATACAGATTCTGTGCCAAGTACACCAACAGTTAAAAACTATATTGATGGTATTGTTGAAAGTGGAAGTGATTACGTAAAATATGCTGATGGTACGTTAATTTGTTATGGTAGAACAACGGCTTCAACTATAAACTATGGTAGTGAATATTCTGAAACAATTACATTGCCTGAAAGTTATACAGACAGAAATTTTATTGTTTTAACTTCTATAAACTCAGGAGGGGCAAGCTGGGCTAATGTAATATGTCGTGGAGGAGCAACATCTGAAAACACAATTAAATTAATTGCTGGTAATTACATAGTATCAGGTTCAACAGCAAAAGATATTATTCTAAGCTATGTAACTATTGGAAAATGGAAATAGTTTACTACATATATAAAATATTATATAATTTAGATAGTATAATGAAAGGAGTGTTTCTATGGCATTTTTAATAAAAGGAAATAGAATAACTATGGATGCTTATGACTATGGTCTGCAGCTTCCAATAGATGTAGAAGAAGGAACATTTGAGCCAACAGATAAGATGTTGTTTGAATTAAAGAAATCAAAAGATTCTGTACCTTTAATAAGTAAGGAATATGTAAATGTATTATCAGATACAAATTTGTTTAGATTTTTCTTAGAGTTTACTGAAAAAGAATCATTAGAGCTACCACCAGGAAATTATGTGTATTATGTTAAATATATAAAAAATGGAGAACTTAGAGACACACTAGTAGCTGGTGAAGACTTTAAGATAAAGAAATAAGGAGGGATTACAGATGAAAATAAAATTTGGAGATAGTTCCTTAAATTTAAAAGCAGGTGGCTCACTAGCAAACATAGACAGAGGTCCAAGAGGATACTCTGCCTATGAAATTGCTGTTCAAGAAGGTTTTGTTGGTACTGAAGAAGAGTGGCTTGTCTCTTTAGTTGGTCCTGAAGGAAAGCAAGGTAAAGACGGAGAACGTGGACTTGAGGGACCTAGAGGTAAAGAAGGTCCTGAAGGTA